ATATATTATAAATATTTGAAATTAACCGAGAAGCCAACTTAAATCCTCGGTTCCACCCATACCATTATCCATTTTATATGGATTATCATTTGGAGAACTATATGAAAATATTCCAGGTGCATGTTGGTTAGAAACACCAAAACTGCCTAAAGTAGCTCTAGTTAAATCTAGACCTTGTTGTCTAAAACGTAGTGCCGTGTCTCTCAGGAATAAACCAATAGAAAACGACATTACCAAGTCATCGTTATACCCTGATTGGGACTGAGCCTTACCATTCTTCCAAACGAATACTCTTAATTCATCCATCAATCTACGAGATTGAAAAACAACTGATCTTTCTTGAAGGTACGAAACTAATTTTGAGACACAAAGTGGTCTTGTTTTCATTGAAGTAGTAAAACCTGGTATCATTCCTTGACCGTTCTCCATTCTTGCTAATTGATTTTCATTAGCACCCATTGTGGTATCGGCTTTAGAAGAGTAGTATAAATTTCTATAACCTCTATCTATTAATTGTTCAATTACACTCCATCCAATATTAGCGTTTTCTACTACTAGTAAAGCATCATTGTATTCAGTTGCTATTGAAAATAGTATGTGAGCGTAATCTTTAGTTTGAACTTGTGATTTAAATTCAGCTACTTGTTTAGCTTCAGCTACATCAAAAATATGAAATGCAGAGTAGTCAGTTCCATCTCCACGAGCAACGTCGGCTACTACCATATATGATTTTGAATAATCAGGTAGTTCCCAAATCCATAAATCACCTCCAGGTCCTCTTCGTTCAATAGGATCTGAAATGTAAGTTGATTCAAAGAAATTAAGTAAATCTGGTTCAATAACAGTATCTCCGGATGTACTAAAATCGCAATCACATTCTTGTGCTGCGTGTCTTAATCCTAGAATTTCATCTTGAGCGTCTCTCCATGTTTGGTCTCGTTCAGGGTGAACAGTCCAAGGTAATTTTAATGGAACAAATTTATTTTCTTTAGCTTGTGCTTTAGTAAAGGATCTATGAAACCAGTTACCTGTACCATAAGGTGTAGATAATGCTAAACATTGACCCCCAGTAGCTAAGGTTTGTTGTGCTGAAGCGAAAATCTCATCAATTCCTTCAATAAACGCAGCCTCATCAATAATAAGAAAAGAAACGGCTTCTGAACGACCTGCATCCGCTGTAGCACCAACTGCTTTAATTTGTGATCCGTTAGTTAATTTAAGTGATAATTTATTATTTTCTGATGGTTTATCACCTGTTTTTAACCATTTAGGTAAATTATCGTATGCAAAACGTACTTTAGTTACCATGTTTTTAGCAGTTTCCTGCTTGGTGGCAATACACAGTACGTTTTTATCTTTATTAAATAACATTAACCACAAAGAATAAGCTGAAGCTAATGTTGATATACCTAATTGACGAGATTTGTTGATAATGGTATACTCATTCTTTTGAAGTTGATGTAATACTTTCTCTTGGAATGGGAATAAGTTAAACTGAATTCTACCACGTTGTGGATGTTGAATCCAATAATATTTTTTCATAAAATAGACTGGGTCCTGCGCACAGCGGACCCACTCTTGTTTTATCATTTCCTTTAAAGGAATTGGATTTTGGTTTTCAGACATAACTTAGTTTTGGTTTAGGCTTCGACTTGTCTACCTGCAGCTCTTTTAAGATCTTTTATCATATTAGCTGATAATTTATATTCATCTTTTGCTTTTTTCAACTAGGCATCAACTAAGTCTCTATCATCTTTATATTTAGTAACAAATTTTAATCCTAAATTAAATTTTTCAGTTTTATCAGGAGCAACTTCATCAGCAAATTCTTTACTACCTTTAGCAGCTTTTGCAGCTTGTTTTGTCATTTCCATTTCTTCGGGATCAATTGATCCATCATCAAATACTGAAGAAACTGGTTTTTCGCCTGCAGTAGGATCAGTGATTCTTAATTTAGGTGATTTTTCTTTAGCAGGTTTTTCTGCTCTTACTTTAGGTTCAGCAACTGGTTTGTTAGGGTTTGCTTTTCTACCTCTTGGTCCTATTTCTCTTGAACCATCAATTTTTCCAACAAATTGATTTAGTTGATTTTGATATATATCTTCTTCAGTATCACGTAACATTTTACTAATTTCAGGATCAGCCTTAAGTGCATTTAATAATTTTGAGGCTTTTAATTCAGGGTTATTTTTAATAAAATCAGCTACTTTTTTTCCTAGAGGAGTAATTTCATTATCTTTACCAGTTAATTTAGCCATTTCTTCTAATGAAGCATTTTCTTCTAAATCATCTGGGTTTGATAATTGAACGCTTTGGATTTCTTTATTGCAATAATCAATAATAGAATTTAAATAATCGATTATATCGTCCTTACTATCCCAATCATTATGTATTATATCATTATCAATATCATCATAGATTCCTAGTCTTTCTACTCCCATTTCATCTTCACTTAAGTTTAAAGAAGAGTTATAATTTTCTTTTAATAAGAGATCTCTGAATTTACGTAAATCAAAATTGCCGTTAATATCCATTTTGTGTTATTTTTTAAAATTAGTATTTTGATATAAATATTACAAAGAAATAGCTTCTAATATTTGTTTAATACGTTCCTCAGTTGTACCTGAGATCATATGGAAGTTAGTCATTCTATGAGTATATAGATGGCAAAATCCTTTAATAATAAAATCAATTTGATCTCGATATTCAGCATTAGTTTCTCTTACTCCATTGTTTTCAATTTCTACTCCTTCAGGAGAAACATAAAAAACATAATCATACTCATTAATAAAATTACGAGCATATTCTTCATATGAAGTTTTATCTGCTTGATTTATTGATTTAGCAGCTTGTGTAAAAGCCATTACATCAATAACTGTTCTATCAGTTATTAAATTTTCATGCATTAATTCACTTACTCGTTCAGCTAAAAATATAGTTTGACCTTTTAATGTAGAATCAGTGTTTAAAGGAATACCTAAATCTCTTAAATATTTACTACGTTCAGTAGCAAATTTATAATCTTTGAATTGTGGTAATTCCTTTAAAGCATTAACTAATGTTGTTTTTCCGACACTTACAGTGCCACATAACCCTATTTTCATATTAAAATCTTGATTTTACTTGTGGATTCTTATCTGGTGGTACTCCGTTTCTATCTTTACGTGCTTCAACCCACTCGTCTTTAGTGAGTTGAAAGCCATATAGATAATATTCGTCTTTTTTCTTGTCAGTTTTTGGATACTTTAATGCCGGTCCATCCCAGTTATGAAGTTTACCATCAAAATACGTAATCGTTCTACCATCAGTAGAAGTAATTGTTCTAGTTTTATAATCTTTATTTTCCATAATGTACGAAATTTTAATTGTATTTCAAAATGTCTTCTGCTACATAAATACCTTGTGCACCACTCACTGTTATACCTCTAGCGGAAAGTGCATCACCAACAAAGTGTACGTTGGGATACTTGGTCAGGGCTAAGTTGGTATAATCAACGAGTGGCTCAGGTGATAAGTATTTTACTTCAGGTATGTAAATACCCCAGTCATCTTTTAATGTTGGGAATACTTTTTTCATATCATCAATAAATTCATCTATGTAGTTAAAATAACCTTGGAATGTTTTTCTCACACTAACCATATCAGCATCACTTATTTGGAAAGCATCAACATGATCTCCTTCTGAAGTGAATGATACTTTGCGAGAAGGTGAATAATATAATCCTCTATTATCTCTGGATTGTAGTTGTTTTACAACATCTCTACTCCAAGTAAATGGATCTTCAATACCATTTAATTCCATAATAATACCAAAGTTAGTCATATCGTTTCTATAACGTTCATCTTTTTTAGCGTGACCGTTGTAAGTATAGTTCCCGTATGTTTCTTCTACTGCAACATAAGCAGCATTATTGTTAGTACAGAATGAACGTAATGATACTCCTTTATCATCAAATTTTCTATATAACTTAAAGTCATATGAAATATCGATTAGTTTTTGGAAGTGGTGTTGTGGTGCTTCAAAACGAACACCTATTTGTACTGATTTAGGTTCAGTTGGTAATTCATATTTATCTGCTAATTGTTTACCAAAGTCAATACCTGATTTACCTACAGCAAAAATAAGTTCATCGTATTTAATTATTCCATGATCCCATGTAATTTCGTTTATTGGGTCTGTTTTTAATGTTTGATTAGAAAATGCAATTTCAGTTACTTTAGTCTCCCAAATAAATTCAACTCCATTATCAACTAAATATGAATACCAGTTTTTAGCAATTTCTAATAAGTAATCAGTTCCAACGTGCCATACAGGAAATAATCTTAAACCAAAGTATGGTTTAATAAAGTCCGGTTCAGCATCGGGATTTGAACATTGTACTTCTTCAGGTTTAGGGTGAAAACGTTTAAAGTTAGTAATAACTTGATCCATTAATTCCATGGCTTTATCTTCACCACAGTATTTTTTTAATTGACCTCCAA